TTGTCCGTAATGGCAATCTGAAGAAGTTTGCCGACATGTCAGACCAAGAATTTGAGCGACGTCTGAACAGATTATCCACATCATTGTTAAATTTGTCTTCATCCCTCCGTGGGTTGGACAAGAAACTTGTTATGGATAAGGTTCAACGAGTACTAAGCATGCAGAATGACTTGTCGCCATGAAGATTGCATCTGGCGTCCGTCATTCTCCATGGGCCATCGAATTGTTTGGTGAGAGCAGTCAAGGTAAGACTACGCTCGGAGATCAACTTGTAGACGCTGTGTTAACAAGTCAAGATCTACCCGTCGCCAAAGAATACCGATGTGCTTACAATGCTGGAGATAAGTTCATGTCCAATTGGACTTCCGATAAACTTGTGATGATCTTCGATGATATTTCGAATGATAAGTCGCAATTTGTGGAACGTCCACCAACTCGTGCCATTATTGATGTCGTGAATAATCAAATGTTTTACGCGCCAAAGGCCGAATTGGAAGCTAAGGGAAAATGTTTCGTCGAACCATGGATAGCCGTGGCTACGACAAACAAGAAGGACTTAGATGCTGGACTTTATTCGAACTGTCCATACTCAATTCAACGGCGATTGGTGTGTATCACTGTGAAGGCGAAAAAGGAATTTCAGCGAATCGAAGATGGTATCCCTTGCGGGATCGATTCTTCAAAGGTACGCGAATACTATACCGTCGACGGAGTGTATACCCCGCCTATGTTTGATGATATTTGGACAGTCGACATCGAGAAGGCTGTTAAACCACAGAATTTGAAGACTGTGGCCAGCTATTCTCCAATTGAGTGGCGAGGGAAGCAAATGAAAGATGTTTCGATGGCTGAGTGTATTCAATGGGCTATTGAAGATTTTAACGAACATCGTAAGAATCAAGAAGCAATGCTGGAAGGCATGCGCGCCCGTGAAAACACAATGGTCAAATGTGATCATCCAGGTTGTATTCACCTTGCAGGGAATTGCCCTGACCACCCAGAACCCTATTGCCAACCATGTGAACCCCACTTCGGACGGGAAACTGTTATGTCGTTGAGGAAACTATGGTATGGAATGGAGAGTTCTAGGGGTGTGATCGACAATCTGTATGATAGAGCAGATTATGAAGCATCTCGCATTATTTATGAACAGGGGACCAAGTTCATATCCAACTGGGAATGGATTAAAATGGTGCCCGCGCAACTGTTTGATCATAAATATGCTCCCACTGTTTTCCGCTGGTTGTATAAAGATCAGCTAACGGTTAACTATAAGTGGGAGGAGCGACGATTGTCGCTCACGTTCTTCACATCGATAGCATGTATTTTGATTACTCTTCCTAAT